GACGATCTGGTTGAGGCGTGTTGCGTAATCTCCCGCATATCCAAGCGATCCACGAATGGATGACGATGCGTAAGTTTGCACAAATTGTCCGGGATAGAACTGGAGAGCGGCAATTTCAGTCACGGGGAAAGTATTGTTAGTCAAGACTTGCGATGTGGCAATCTGTTGCCCAGCGAGAATCCAAGCGTCGCCAAGCGTGATCGTCGCCGTAGAACCTGCGCCTGTCGGCGTGTCATTGTAATCAATGCCCTGAATCCAACCGATGAAAGCCGTCGTACCTTCACATTTGATCAAGATCTTTTGGCGGTAAGCAATAAACGCACCAGCGACCTGCCCGTTATCGTTCTCCATTGTGATCGTCGCCGTACCGCCCCCGTAGTTATCCAAGACGGATCGGCGGCCTTGCGTGTAAGTGAAGTATCTAACCGACGAAGTGAAATCATTCGCCGCGTCGGAGTTATATAGAATCCATGTCAGTTTTGCCATTACATCGCTCGAGTGTTCACCGGGACTGGGCCATTATTGCGAACATACCTTTGGAGTGCTTGCACGACCGCGTTAGGGTCTGCCCCTGACACATTGACCGTCACATTGGTTGTCCCACCAGCCCCATTCGCAGTAATCATTCCGTTGCCAGATGGTGTAAAGATCTCAGGGCCACGCTCGCCGACAAGATATGAGCCACCGCCCATCACTGAGCCACCAGACGCACGAGCACCTTGAATGCCGACACCAAAGCCGAGATCCACGCCGAAGCCCTTTTGGATTCTTTTAAGGTATTCGTCGGCGGCCGCAAGATCGCCAGTGTCCACAAAAATCTTTAATTTGTTCTGTTCGCCGAAAGTCAGATCAAGCGCGCTGGCAAGGTCGGCGACTGCTCGAATGTGATCTCGGACTTCTTGCTCATACTTGGCGACTTCCTCCGCGCCTCCGCTAAACGCTTTGATTCCTGCCTCATAGACCGCGCCGAGCGACTCTTCAAGGTTCGCGAACGCCTCCGTGGTGTCAAGCGTGCCAAGCAAAGTTTGCCAAGCGTCTGACAACTCGGTGACACCATCTTGCTCGTCTTCAATCGCTTGATTCAATCTGTCCATTTCGGAATAGACATCGGTTTGCCGCCGACCGTAAGTGCTCAGTGTGATAGTTGCCTTCTCAGTATTACCGGATACTTTGTCCCACAATTTGCTTAGGTTAGAAAGACCGCCAGAAGCCGACGACACACCACCAACCTCAAATGTGAGCGCATCGGCAACCATTATGATTCCATCAGCGGCCGCAATCAGAGAAGGTACTAATTCCTCACCAAGCGTGAGACTGAGATCTTCCACCTTGTCGTTCAAGTTGTCCATAGCGGCGCGAAAGTCTCGAGCCTTCTTCAATTCGCTTGCGTCAATAATTTTGGAATCCGACACTTGACTCAGCGACTTGCTCAACTCATCAGATCCCATGCCGATCAACTCGGCCATGCTCTGCCAACCTTTGCCAAGTAACTGTGAGGCGGCGGCCGCACGCTCCGCCGGGTCTTTAATTGCGTTAAGTCGATCAACCACATTCAAGAAAGTTTGATTAACATCTGTTGCACCAGTTCCAGTTTTAGCAATCTCAACGCCCAGTTCCTGAAATACTTTTGGTGTACCGCCCAGAGTCTTGTTCATCTTGCCGATAGCGGTTTCAATCGCTCCAGCCTCAATGCCGATGTCGCCGCCGACTTCCATGAAGCGTGAAGCCTCCTCAACGGAAAGCCCTGTCGCATCAGCGAACTTGCCCGCAGAGATTGCAAGGTCTTGGAACGCACCGACACTCTTGACTGCAAAGCCGACAAGGGCTCCACCAGCCGCCATTGCAAAGGATCCAGCATTCGCTTTTACTGCGTTGAGAGCAGCATTGGATCCAGCCTTAAACTTGCCCATCGCGCCAGTCGCGTTAGACACATCAGTCTTGAAATTGGCGAACGCCGCTTTTGCGGACTTGAGTCCTTTATCGGCAAACTCGGTTATGACTGGGATAGTTATGGCCATCAGCGCACCTTCATCAATTCTTTGTTAGCGGCGTATACCGCATCTGAGACAGTCTTGTTCAGTCGGCCCTCAATCAATCCAATAGACTGCTCAATGTCTTTCCACATAAAGCGCGACGGGCTGGCAAGCCGATCCAACGCTGACGCAAAGTTCGGTCTTTGATACTTGGATTCTCGGCGAGACTTCAGACCGCCACCTTTACCAGCCATGTCCACGATTGCCACTGGCGCACCTTTGGTAATAATGCGAACTAGAGACATCTGCTTGGCTCCTTGAGTCGTTGCGCCGGGAGCACGGCGAGGAGCGCGAGTGTCAATCTTGACGGCGACCTTCTTCACATTGTTCCAACCTGTACGACCGTTATGGTTCATGCCAGATAGCGGAGCAACAGATGGGATGCGAGCGTTAATGACATCCACAACGGGCTTTACGATGCCTCGAATGTCCTTGATGACTGCCCGCTTCATTGCAGGCTCAATCTTGCCAAGATCTCGCATTGTCTCAGCGAATCCTTTTGTCTCCAGTGCCATCACTTCTTCTCGTTCTGTTCAAGAATGAGACGGATCATCTCATCAATTATTGCTGGCGGTGTCTCCATCAGATCCAACGGGCTGATTCCAGTCCTCACCGCCAACTGTGCGATCAGGTTGGTGGCCCTTCCGACTTTCCCTCCGCTTTTGGGATGAAGGTGATGTCCTCCACTTCATCAAGAAACTGTCCAAAGACTTTGACTGTGATTTTTTTTGTCCGCAACGCATCCCACGCCAACCATGCCAACTGCTTGAACTTCATGTCTTCCAAGAACTTGGACACCGATGTCTGCGGGTGTTGGTCTTCCCAACGCGATGCGACACCGTAAGTCACTGGGGCTTCGTGTGTTTCACCGTTGAGCATGGTGACTCGTAATGTCATACCAATCATGTCGGGTTCCTTTTGATTATGGGGTGATGTCGCGTGCGAATGTGCCACCAGTGAAGGATGCGGAGATTGTGGACAGTTCGCCGACCGTCGCGTTGATTGGCGTGAAGGTCGCCATCATTGCGTTGGTGATCGTGTATTCGGGGTTTGTCGGCGACTCGGATGCGCCCGCTGGGGAGATCACCAGAGTGGTGGTTCCTGTACCGGTTGCGGCGAAGAGTGTCGCTTCTGCGGATCCTGCACCGTAGTAGTCAAAGAGTGTCAGTTCAACGCTGACATTCTGAAGGCCCTTGGTGTATAGGTGACCAGCGTCGCCGAAGGTTGTCATCTCAAGAGAATCGTAACCTACGGTCAGGACTGCGCTTGAACACATTGCGGTCACATCGACGGCCCCAATTAATACGGTCGGATTAGATAGATATGTGGTTGCGGTTGTTGCCATTACTGTTTCCTTTGTTTAGGGGACTCGCTGAGATGCGATCCGAATTGTGAGGTCGTATGCGGGAAGTTCTGCTGAACCGATCGTGGCGACAGACGGGGAGCCCGATACCACTGAGAGTTCAGAGTTCATAATTGTGTCCACGACTCCGAGAATGTAATCGGTTGCGTCTTGGTTGCCGGGTGGCGCGCCGAGGACTCGAAGGTCAATGGTGATGTCTGCGATCTGATTGTTGAAGCAGGTGAAGGTTGGGAGTTCAATGAAGACCGTGAGAGGTCGCGCATTTCTCGGATCGGTGACTGGTACAAGATTGAGCGCGCTGATGGATGCCGCAACCGTGTTGATTGTATCCGTGAAGATGCCCGCCATTTCATGCCACTTGAGCTCTCTTGATTCCGAGAAGCGAGTTGATGCGCCCCATGGATGCGACTGGTGCAGAGATCGTCATGTCTTGGAAGGAGTTGAACGAGTCAATGCTGCCACGCTCACGGTAAAGCGAAGCGGCCATGAGAACAGTCCCGGCAAGAACGGCCGAATCTGGAGCATTGATCAGATCATCCTTGTATCCAGCCTGTGACCTTCGCTTGAAACACCAAGCATTCGCCGCATTGACCGATGTGGTCATGAATGCGGTGTCGTTAGCGGTCGCTCCAGCGATGCCAAGAAACTCGGTCAGATCGTTGATGTCGCACCATGCGCATTCGGTCGGTGTTGTCCATTGGAGTGATCCCACTGGATCAACGGCCGACCGCTGAATGTTGTCTGCTACAAGTTGAAACAAAATCTGATTCTTGAAAACGATCTGATCGTTGAAGAGATAGTCGCCAGCGTCATTAATCCCGATGAAGTAGTAGATCGGTATTTGGAAGACGGTGTGAACACCGTTGATTGTTGCGTCGCATCCTGAGAGTGTGATCTCTTGTCCGACAAGAATGTCGGTTGACTCAAGAGTCTGAACCACGCACACATTGTCAGTGATCTGCTGATGTGTGACGGTGAATGTGGACATGGTTCAGGCTCTCAGAATCAGGCTTGTGGGATCTTCATGAACTGGTTTGCGTCAATCATGATTGGTGCAAAGTATCCACGGAATGCCACATCACGCGAGAGTGTTGAGGCTCCCGAACCGATGTCGGCAACGATCGCGCCTTTCTGTTGCTCGTAGCAACGGAAAGCCCCAGTAGCGGCCGCTCCCACGATTGTGGTCTTTGCTGCGAAATTGGTGTCTACTATGAGGCGAAGTCCGAACACAATGGATTCGCGAGAAGCGGCGTTCATTGTTCCGAATGCGTTCATTGGGCCAACTTGTGGGAACAACGGGCGATCCGAAGTATCCGAAAGCGTTCCGAGTTGCGCGAATACATCACCAGATACAAAGAGATGATCTGGCAAATAGTTGCCACTGCTGAGGATGGTGCTGGCGCAAGCGTAGATCTTCGCTACCCAGTCGGCTGGATCGGTTGGAGCCACATTTCCTGTTGTTTGAGTAGTGCCAGTCAGCAATGCGTCGGCCGCAACATCGTCGGTGAACAGTGCGTACTTTTTGGCAAGGTCTTCTAACAAGGCTCCAAGCACTTCGGGGTCTGACCAGTCGATTGAGGCTTCTGACAGTTGGACATAGCCACCGTAGATTCCCTTTGTAACTTGAACATCATCAACGATGAACTGTCCAGCGGTGATTGTGGTGTTCTGTGTCTGAGGCCCGCCAATTGAGGTGTGTGTTGTAATTTTTGGAATTATGAACACCTTGCCTCCTGCTGGCATGGCACGGGCACCGATGGCATCAACAACTGGGCGCAAGCCCTGAATCCCAGAATAGATCGGGGCCACGATTGGCGTGGGCATAATGCCATCAAGATCAGCAGTGGTCACTGATGGAGCGGCGGCGCGTAGACGAGCGTTGAACTCGGCGGCGATTGAGCCACCTGCGAACTGTGCGGCCATCCATTCGCCTGCTGAGGGCATCTTAAACTCTTGTTTTGCGGTTGCGTAGATTGGTTGAGTCGCTACTGCGGCCTCAACGATGGTTGATTCTGACATTTCATCCTCCTCGGATGGTTGTGGTGGGGTTTCTTCTTCTGGTATTTCTTCTTCGTCTTCTGCCGAGGCATAGACAGACTGAATCTCCGCGTCGGCGTATGCCGGGAAGGAGACGAGCGACAACTCAATCATTCGCGCTTCACTTACTTCCATGACACCATCAACGCGCTTGAACTTCAACGGGATTGCTCCGATGGAAACTGCCGAGATGGAACCATCGGCGAGCAATGCCATCGCGTCATCAGCGGCGCGAGTCTTGGAAAGTGTTGCGGAGAACATAAGTCCTTCATCGGATGCAACTCGCTCAGTGACACGGCCGATGACTCGAGTGTCGTCATGATATTCCAAGAGTTTCGGCATTGGGCCATCAACGGAGATGGAACCTTTCAAGAACTTCACTGGGCCAACATCATTGGAAAGGTTGGCGACAACATCCCATGGGACTGCCAGCCCTGTGATCGTGCGCGATGGCTGAGTTTCATCAGCCGACGCATCAAGCGTCACCAGTTGAGCGTTGAACTTGATCATGTCATTGACACCGTTTCTTCCATTGGTACTTCGGCGAGACTGTTTTCGTAGATGTAGTCATCCACATCAAACTCCACAAAGCGGTTGCGTGGCAACACGTTGGTCATGCTTAACGTCATCTGAATAACGTCGAGGACTTGTTTCGCGCCAAAGAGGTAAAGATCTTGGCGTGCCTGTTGAGCGTTCTGATAGGTGTAACCGCCTACGGCAATTCCAAGAAGGTATGCCGGGACACCGACTTGGCGAGACACTTCAAGCGATGAGTATTGACGCGACTCAAGTAGTTGAAGTTTGTTCGGGTCAGACTTAAACTCGTTGAATGTGACACCGCCAGCGAGCGCACCGATCGCGCCAGTCTGTCGTGCTTGTCGCCACGATGCGGCAAGTTCACCAAGATCTTCAGCGGACATCTGCTCAGTGTTTTCGCCGACCGTGAGCCAGCCCGCCGCAATCTCATTAGAGGCGAAGCGTTCGGCGGCCTGATCAAGTTTCAACGCCGTAGTGATGGTGCGTGCGCCAGTGAATAAGAATCCTTGAACACCGCTAATGAACTGGATGACATCTTCGGTTGGCAATTCAATACCGTTGAAAGTGATCTGATTGGACTGACCAAAGAACTGCGGGCCTGCTTGATCAAGCGTGGACACCATTGAGGCTGGCAACCATTGGAAGGACAATGGGCGACCTGTCGCCGATGACCGACTGGTGACATACCAGAACGCACGACCGCGCATCATAATGTCCATGGCCGTGTTGCTCATGATGAAGTTCATGGTGGATCGAGGATCTGGTTGATCCATCCACGCTTCATTCTCAATGTAAATGCGCTCATACTTTGAGCCTGTCCATTGTTTCGTGTAGTGCCGTAGCGGGAGACATCCCACCATGGACAAAATCATCTGTGTGGCGCGTGCGACGGTGGCGCAGGAGAGGGCCAGTTCTGTGCTCGCCCCGACAGAGTACGAGTAGAACTGACCCACCTGCGCGGCACTTCCAGCGGCGGCTTGAAGCGGCGCGGATGTGAAACTAGGGGTTGGTTTCTTGTTGCCGAAGAGTGCCACAAACGGACTCTCCCACAATCTGACGCTCGTGTTAAGTCAGTTAGCGAAAATTATTTGTGGCTTGTTTCGGGTCGCTGGCCGTGACTCAAGCGCGATGGCGAACACTGCACATCTAGCCAACTCAATGGGCCCGGGTGACTTCTGCGAAGAGAGCACGATTGCTTGATTGGTTTTGACTGCGACCGCTCGCCCCATGTGCTCAGCAAGACCGATGTCGCCAGTGTGTCTCACGCGATCCTCCACGATCATTGAGCGCGCCATAGCAGTCCACTTGATGAGTTCGGCATAGCCGACAATGGTCATCCGTCGGCGTAGATCGGGCGGTGTGTGAATCTCCAGCGAAGGGGTGACACCGAGCATGATCTTGGGGTCGGCCATGATGGACACGACTTCGCCCCACATTTGCGCTTCGGAATCCACGCTGAACGCAGTCTCAAGAATGACATGGCCTTCCGACATGGAGGCACGGATGCCAACATATCGTGAGCCATCCAGCGATGAATCGATGACAAGGTGTCCGCCAGCGGGCATGAGTTCGGCGGTGCGTTGCCGATCCCAAACGGTGAGCGGAAGCCACGCTTCAGACGAAGCGATCCATAGATTCAAGTGGCCTCGGATGAACGCTTGACGATTCGGTGAATCAAAAGCCAACTCAAGAGCCTTCATGGTGATGGTTGTCCCGAGGCTGGGATTCGCCCACGGCCACCATTGCCGATCTTCCACACTGACACCGGGAGGCGGCGACCATTCGGCAAGATAGAACGCGGTTGGCTTACCTGAGTCAATAGCGGCAATACCTTGAGATCGCAGTTGGATCATCGCCGTGGAGGACAGATCTCCAGCGGTGGAGAACATGAGCATCATCGGGTTTTTGCGCGCAATTTGTGACGGGCGGAGCGCAGTGAAGATCACATCTGCTTTAATGTCCCAAAGTTCATCTATGAGAATGCAGTCGTAGGAGCCACCGTGGGCGTGTTCGGATGCGGC